ATGCAGAAAAAGAAGTCAACGCTAACCGACCTGATGCGTTAGGCGAACACACACACGAGTGCATAATAGAAAATCGATTCGTGACAACTGGAAAAGAGCCTACATTGGCAAAACCAAATATGTCACTGACGACCGGAAGAACACCAGTTGGAGCACGATCGAGGACAAGAGACACAACATACGAAGACGAAAGGGTGTTCGGAAGAACACGTACATGGATTTCACGAATACAAATTTGTTGTCCATGGCGTTGGTCGAGAGCGGTACCACGAGTCAAACCGTTGATGAGTGTCAGAGCAGTACTAGTCACTGTGGTATCCACAGAATGATTATGACACGCCACGGGCTGTAAAACCACAGTATCGTTTGGATGCGCGACTATGCGCCAAGAGTTGTTAACTTCTTCATCTTCTTCTTCTTCTTGCGAAAAAGGTTGTTCTTGATAAAATTCTTCGTAATCCATTAAAAGACATGATAGGTCCTACTATTTATTGCTCTTATATATACATACAAAGGACAGGACACACACACACACAAACACTAATCAGAGTAGCGCAGACGCAAGTTGCCTACACACACAGGAGCGGTAGTGCCGGACACCACATCGCCAATGGCAACGAAGTACAAAGCGCCAGTCTGGATGTCACCAACTGTGCCGGCAGTACCAGCATTGTATTGCGTGGGTACATTGATCTTAAGATAATGTGTCACATTGCGTCGAGACGCATCGGTGAAAGTAGTGTTGTTACCACAAATAGCAAGCATGTCTGAGTCCCACAGCACTTGGAAGCGCGCCTTGTTGGAAATGTTCCTAAGCGCGGTAGGATGCGCAGAATCGTAAATGTCAGTGAAGTTGGGAGCTGCGGCGTTAGCCTGCCGGTCCAAGACAACAGCGTAACGACAAGTCGAGAAAGTCGTTGCGGTTCCGCCCGACACAGTGAACTTGAGCTCGAAGGACTTGAGATTCACACGGCGACCAATTCGGGTAGAGGCAGTCGTGCCTTGAGCCATACCGTTAAGTAGCACAATGCGAGCGGTGGTAGAGTCTGTACCACCAATGTTTGTATCCACAAAGTTCAACTCAGAGCCGCCAGTAGACTTGAAAGAATACCCACCGATTCGTGCCATGGAAGGGACCTGATAGCCAGACAGAATTGCGGCCTCCCTAAGGTTGACAACACCGGCTGCGGGCTTGTAGCCGCCACCACGACCAATCTTGACAGGTTCGGAAAGAGATGGCCCACTGCGAGCACCATATGACCTCTTGTTGGAAGAACGTTGAAAGTTGGCTGCCATTCTTTAAAGTTGTTGGCGTTAAATTGTATTGCAATTTAGAGTTGTTAGCGTGTTTATATATGATTTTTATTTGGACTGGATGGACACACACACAAAACCTCTCACACTTAATCATCTGCAATAGGGCGCTGACTCTGGTCTTCATCTTCCCACTCAAACACGTCTCCTATGGACTCTCGTGAAAAGATATGAGCGTTCTGACGGCGAAGAGGAGTCTGTACAGACGTAGGAGTCCCAGGGCAGGGTAGCACAGAGGTCACATCGACCAACCCAGCACGCGGGACAGCCACCTCTACAAGGGTATTCAAACGGCTGAAGGGGGAGTTCTTTGCAGGAAAGGAGGTCACAGTGAACCGACGTCTGAGGGCCTGGACCATAGATGCATCTGAGTGCCATATCTGTTCGATAGTGTAGTTTGAAGTGACGACAATCTGCTTGGGGCGAATCTGCGTAGTAGAGCCTTTCTTCTCGGCAGCAAAACTCCACTTATCGGCCCAGTTCTTAAGATAGTGCCCCATAAATACTTGTTCTAGATCCAGGTCCTCTAGGACGACACATTCATGTACACGAGGATTGAAGCCATCCCACCACTTGTTCATTGGTTTGAGATAGTAGTCAGGGACTAAAGCTCGAGCGGCATGCGATTTGCCACACCCAGGAGGGCCCACGTACCAAATACCACATACGTCATCCAAGTCTGTAGCGCGCGGACAATGATCACTAGCTATCTGTTGTAGAGTACGGTAATGCTGGACGTACGCCGAACCCTCGATTGATTCAATATCACCGAGTTGAGCCTGCAGCTTAATGGCATCCCATTTGCTCTTGGCAGCACGAGACGCAGAAGCAGCACCAGTTAGACCCTCAGGAAGGACACCCTCCTCAACGAAGTCGCCACCCTTTTTGCAGTAGTCACTAGCCTCTTTTGGTGAGCCCTTGGCAGCTTGGAGCCAAGCCCCTGGCAGTACCTTGGACACCTGAGTACGTCTCTTACGGTCCTTGAACACCACATAGCCCTGAAGGTGCTTCGTGCCGGTGCCCGGTGCCTCTTCTCGCCCATAGACGAGATACTCATACTGAGTTGGTTCAAGGTCCTTCAGCGACGACGGACTGTAGTTATTCACGGTAAACACCCAGGCCTTCCCACGGTAGCCAGAGGACTCTTCCAAACTAGAGTTATTAGCAGCCATCGTTGATGTCTGAGCAGATGGGAAAAAAAGTTGTTTAGTAAGAGTTGTTATATATTGGACAGAAGGGGACTGGACAGAAGGGTTCTAGGGTAATAATAGGCAAAGCCTTTACCTAGAACCTGCAGATATATCTGGAATTTATTGTTGTTCCATCGGTCCAAGTCCGTCCCTTATATGGTAAATTTTTGATGATCAGTTTTCAAGTTTACAACTATTGTCACATGTTCGACAACATACCAGATTAAATTTGGCGCCGTGATCTAAAGATACTCAGCAAATTTTCTACTTTCACATTTGTTCTACAATGGATTGCTTCTATATGTTAAAATCCTTATTCTGCTTTAGTTCTTGCTGTCTTAGCCACGAAAGACTAGAAGTTAAGAAAGATGGGTATGAAATAAAACACGAAGGCACCAGGACGATGTCGATTTCTATCAATTCACATAGCAAAAGCTCAGACGAAACAAAAAGTTGTTCGTTTAGTGAAGAAAGTTCCACAATCGAATAAAAGTTGTTATGCTTAATCAAACATTACAGTGTGCCGTCCACACCGTGGCCGGGGCAGCCGTCTTGCTCCCGCTCACGCGGAAGCGCTTAGTTTAATGGTTGGTAGAGATAGAGGGTAGAGTTGTTAAGTACCATACGTGGACATGAGTGTAATCTTAGTTAGAAAAGTTGTTACTATTAAAAGTTATTATTCTCAATGAAAAATACGTTATATATTTATCTAAAATGCCATTTATTATAATGCCCGGCCAATACCCACACCACACACAACACAACACAAAATGACACTCTAGTCATCATCGTAAAACACACGGTAGCGCCACTGTGCAGCAGCAGTCACGGTGCTGGTACCCAAAAATCGAAGGTCAATATAAAGTTCATTTTCAGAAGCAGTTCCGGCTGACGAAAAGTATATCACGGGAATATCACAATCAATCACTGCAGTCAAAACTTTCTGTGTAGACACACCGGCGAGCAACACCTGAGGAGTCACATACCCCTGCCACAAAATAGCAACGTTGTAACCAGGTCTAACCAAATACGCCATACCATACGGTATGATAGAAGTAGTAAAATTGTTAGTACGAGGAGTAACAGCTATGCAAGCACGAATAGAAGAAGTGACAGAGTCTAAAACGTGCACATAAAGCTCTACGCGAGTAATGCGAATCTTAAGGCCAATACGACCTTCGTTAGTAGTGGAGTTAAAAATGTACTGGCTGATCTGCCTAGTAATATCCAAAGCACCAATAGGCGATGGAGAAATCTCTTCGTAAAACTTGCCGCCGTAATCCTCCCCAGTAAGAGGCCAAGGGCTAGGTGAGTTGCCGTCCATCGGTCGAAAAAATAAACTGAAATATAAAAGCCGCGCCTTTATATATAAATATGGACTATGGTCACTCAAAAAGGACAAGATAAAAAAGTTGTTAAGTTTCACCAATATGACTTTACTGATTTTTCACAAAAGTTGTTACTTATTACAATCACAAAACACATCACTAGATTAAGGCTCAAACACTACGCGTGTCCACAATGCACAAATTGGAGGTGAAACAGCTGCACCAGCACTGTTGTTGGAAGTAATGACAACATACAAAGCATTAGTTGCAATAGAAGTTATGGTAGACGTATTCAAAGAGTTATAAATTGTCAACAATGGTCCAAATGCAGAAAAAGAAGTCAACGCTAACCGACCTGATGCGTTAGGCGAACACACACACGAGTGCATAATAGAAAATCGATTCGTGACAACTGGAAAAGAGCCTACATTGGCAAAACCAAATAT